TATATCATGTTTAAAAGATAGTTCAACTCCACTACTTAAAGTTACTGCAGAGCTTAAAGTAAGTGCTGTGCCATCTATTGCAGATACAGTCACTACTCCAGAAATACTAGAGTGTCTTACTCTCATACCTACGTCTATAATTGTATTAGAAGAACTTAACGTTACTGAAGTACTATTATTAACTGCTCCTGAAATTGTAGATTCTGTACTTTGTCTAACTTGTACAGGAGGCTGCCAATTAATTAATAGATCGGCTCTACCGTTTGTAGACGTTGTATTAGAAGTTTCTATAGAAGATGTTGAAACTGAAGCTGTTAAAGATTCTACTTGAGGTACTATGTCAGATTTTAAAGGTGGTTTTTGATGTTCAGATACTATTTCTGTAACATATCCTCTATCGACTAATTCAAATTTTTCTTTACTATACTCTACTGCAGATAATACTATTACATTCTTTTCTTTTTCTTCTGTATTTATAATAATATACTCTTTTGGAGTAATATTTTCTTCTTCTTGTCCCGTTGCAATTAATGTAGAAGATAAAGACCAGATAACTTCTGCATTAGGAGTTTCTGAAAATGCTGAAGTTACTGTTACAGAGTTACTTGTAAAAGTACCTACTGGTTTTGATTCTACTCTAACTGATTCAGACCAAAATAGTTGTACTAAATTATCAGAGTCATCTTTTACATTACTTGCTTTTTCTTGAGTATCAATAGAAGCTCCAGACTCATCAAGAAGTACTAAATCTCCTAATACATAATCTGTAAAATTTATGGTTGCTTTTTCTTGTGATAGATATGCTCCTCCTTTAGGGAATATTAAATTAAGTTTGTAAGCTTTGGTTGAAGTATTAAGACTAATTTCTCTATCTAAAGGTATAGTTGTTGTATTACGTGTCCCCGTATTAGAAACTCTTCCTGAATGTTCTGTTTCGCTTAAATCTGCATCCTGGATTTCTACAACATCTCCAGGTCTTAATGCTATTGCATTTAATCCTGTTGAAAAACTAACTATTTCCTTTTCTAATTTTTCTGTTAATAAGTGCCATTTACCAAATCTATGAGCCTGCCCTTGGCTTGTACACCCAGTAGCAGTTACATCTTTTGATATTATTTTTGAACTTTCTAATATATTTTGAGTATCTTCAACAACTTCTACGTCTTGCTTATAGTTATCTTCAGGATTATTCCAAGTAACTCTTACTTGATTAGAACGAAATCTTGTAGAAGTACTTTGATAACTAAACTCTCCGCCAACTACGTTACCTTTAGTAAAAGTATATACAGGGCTTTTGTATGCATTTATAGTTGGAGTAAACTTACCATCAAACCAAATTAATAAACCTCTAAATATAGAGAGCAAGTCATTTACAACTTTTTGAGCTTCTTCCATTTTTGATAGATATAGATTTGCAGTAAATCTTGGTTCTAATCCGCCCTTTCCATCTGGTACTAATTCATCACAATATTTAGCAATTTGAAATAACTGAAACTTATCTACGTATGAAAAATCATCTAAAGGATCTACAAACTTGCCTAAACCATATCTATCGTTTGTTAGTATATCAAGCAATATCCAAACTGGGTTATCTGTCCATACAGTAGCATAGTTAGAATGATTTGGATCTGTAAAAGTTTTAATATCTCCTCTAAAATTTCCATCCCAATCTTGGTATTCTGTTTCATTTGTAGTAGTAGTATTATTAGTTACTTTTCTAGTATAAGACGGCTGACTTCCTTCACCTAGTTCATGTCTAGAGAAGTAATTAGTAGGAACTTTGACTTGTAGACCTCTTATTTCAAATGCTCTTCTTGGAGGAGAAGAAAAATCTTTTGCACCAAATATTGTAGCACCATAGGCAGTATACGGATAAGAAGTCTTATCTGTAATTATATTTTGAATTGATTGAAGTTGTGTAGCATTGTACCAATATCTTCTCTCGTTAAACCCACCTGTAGGAGTTATTTTTGCTATTTTAATTCTGTATTTAGTAAAAGGCTGTAAAGCTGCAACGCTCCAGCTAAATGTTTGCACGAAAGCTGTTTTAGTTTTCTTTGATATAGTACCTGTTGTAAAGAATTTACCTGCATAACCTCCAAAGTCATCTGCACTTCTTCCAGGTTTAGGAACCCTTGCTGCTAGTTGAGCATCTGAATGTCCGTAAGCTACATAAGTTTTTGTATCATCAAAGTTTCCTGTTACAGAATACTCAAAAAGAATTTGAAACTCTGCGAAACCTGCTTCTTCATGCCCATCTCCAGGTTTCTGCCCTAATAAACCACTTGGAAATTTTATTGTTACTTTAATAGCATCTACTTCACCAGGAGAAGGAACACCCATTCCATCACTTGTATATACTAAACGACCTGAATCGGGTTCGGAGATTCTACTCCAATTACTAACTCCATTTGCAGTAACGTAATTATTTGGAAAAATAGGAGAACCATTGTGTGTGATTGCATGAAAATCTGTAGTATTTAAAGTAACTCCTGCATTAGTGGTGAGAGAGTTTGTACCAACATTTCCTGGCAAGGCTAAAACTGACTGGTCTCTAGTACCTGATCGGAAGGCAAATCCTGCGTCTTCAAAATTCCATCTATCTGAAGTAGTGGAAGCACTTACTCCTGGAGTACTTAAATTAGCTTTAACATTTGTTTTATTAATTCCAAGTGTGCCACTTCCTACTAGAGTTGCCGTATTATTAGAAATAGTAGATATAGTACCTACTAGATCAATACTGGCATTGGCTCCTGATACTGAAACTGAAGGGGCGGGCTCTACAGATACACTTGTTGCATTAATAAACTGTACGATTCTTCCTTTGTAGTCAGAGCCTCCAGCTCCTGCACCTGGTATAGTTAGAGTTCTTGATTCGTTATTAAAACTGACTTGATCTGCAGCAAAAAAGTTAGAACTAGATGTTACTGTACTTAATCCTGCTGTAGTACTTATTAAACCTGAAGCAGTTTTTAGTCCTCCTTCTATTTGTATTTTATAAGTTCCATCGGCAATGCTTCTATTAGCAAATAAAGTACTATTGTTATCTGTTATTGTTCTTGAACTCGCAGTATAGCTTACATCACTAGAAACTGCTGCTGAATATGATTGTTTAGTTATAGGGTCTAAAATTGGTACCCCATTCAGTTGTACTGAAGATGCTCCATCAACTAAACCTTTTATAGGACCTTCTGATAATATATCAACTACTACAGCGCTTTGTTTTTCTGTTGAAGTTTTTCTACCAAAAGAGTTATATGTACTAGAAGAGTTTCCTCCTATGATGATGATAGGCTCTCCGCTGTCTCCTCTTAATAATCGTGCCATTATAGTTCTCCCTTGTCAAAGTTCCAGTCTATATGTTCTGGCTGTGCTGCTGGTATTGAAGCTGGTGTTGTTGATTCTGCTGTTATTGCTGTTCCTGAATTTGGTGGAGTACTTGCAGAAGCTGAATAAACACCTCCGGTAGAATTTGAAAATGTAAAGCCTGATGCAGAAGTTACTTCAGTGTCTGTAAAACCAAAACTAATTGTAGCTCCTCCAACTAGTAGTTGTCCATATGCTAAAGGTACAGGGATGCCTTGTTTTACTGTATTGACGGGACCGTCAAAAAGAAAAGCATCTCCTTTATCTCCAGGTTTTTTAGGTGCCATATATTCTGCCACGCCCGAGTTAAGAAGAGTTGAACCTACCATCCCCACTGCTACAGCTGCGGCTATCATTAGTAGTCCAGGGCTGCCCATCATCATAAATACACTTAATACCATTAGTGCAAAACCTACTACTACTTTTAATAATTTATTGGCAGAACCTGCAGGAACTGGAGAAATAATTAAGTCGTCTTCACCTAAATCCATCTGTAAGTTATCATAGTCAAGGAGCTCTTCGCCCCTTTGAACTGTAAATTTTATTCCTTTTTCCGTACAGTCTAGTAAGTATTTTTTTAGTTTTCCTTCTCTTTGGCAATCGATACCGTGCATACATTCTGCTACAGTTGCTGCGTTAAGATTCCAGACGTCTCCGAAGAGTTCGCCCATTTTTCCTTGTAAGTATATTGTTCTTGTCATTTTGGCTCTATTATTATATATTTCTTTTGTGGATATCCGACTATTAAGTAAGGTATATTCACGGCGTTACAATTATTCACATCATAGATGCTTGGTTTTAAATTTTTCTGATTGTAGTGACTATGCACTACATATAATATTTTCGAAGTGAGTTGATATTGAACGAAAACTTTTGGGTCAATTTCAAAGTCATTTTTATCTTCGGAAATATTTTGACACAAAATCCATTTTTCTATGTCATTTTGTCGGATTACAAGTCCGCACATTTCCCCGGGGGCAGACTCTTTAGCTGCCTGATACATCTCATCAAAGAATTTCATTAAGAGAATCTTTGTGACCCCGGAAACCCTCCAAAAGGTAATACTACCTCTGTGCTGGGTTTATTTCTACCAGTACTACTACCAGTTCCTACAGATACAGGATTGAACCCAAATCTCATTTTACAAGCTGTCATTGTTTTTGAACAGATATCTCCAGTTTCCCAATAGTCTCCTAACTCTGGAGCTTGTCCTGTAGAAGTCTTTTTAGCTTTCCATAATTTAGTTAGACCTCCAGAAGTATGTCGAACAAAATCATTATACCTATCATCTGTATAGGCATAGTAAGTTGTTGAAGCACTGTAGGTGTCCCAGATTCTTACTCTTTTTACAAAAACATTATTATCATTTAAAGTACCAGGACTACTTGTAGTTTTTACAGCTTGCCAATAGTTTGGTACAGTGTTCCCATCTACAGAAGTGTCTATGCTTCCATCTTTATTTAATCTTCGTACTGTTCCGCCTAAAGTAGTATTTGTGGTATAATAACTATTTGCTGTAATACTCGATACTGAATTAGAAAATGTTACTGCTCCAGTTTCTCCTGTAGCAGGAACTATATATTCATCATCTAAATTTACGAGGGCTATATATTCTGTTGATCCATTTAGTGTAGTAGTATAAGAAGGTTTATATTTACTTTCT